ATGCCTCTATCAAGTGCCATTTTAACACCTTCACGAAACCCAGCACGCCATGCTTGTTGCGGTGTAGCATTATTGTAGATGTCACTAAATGTGCCATTCATTTGAATATATTCAGTGTTCCAACAAAAGTCTACTTGAGCATGTACATTATCAGGATCTGCGTTTTCATGTGTACGCATGTCTAATACATATTGTTTAGGCCAGCACTTGAGTCCGCCATTGCCATACATAAGATTGTTAATTTGATTACAAGCAGTCCAGCTAATAACCTTGTTGTTTAAATCAACATGTTCTTCAAAGTTCATTGTTTGCTGTAAAAAGTTATCACGAATTCTGTTATCGCCGTCAACAGTAATAAATCGATCAGTTTCGCTGATTTTTGCGCAGGCTTTATGAGCGCTGTCGCTGCCTTTAACTCCGTGTACACGTTTTGCCCAAGGAACCTTTTTACACAAGTCAGCATAATTTTGTTCTGCGTTTGGTTCATCGTAGCTGAGATAAATAATATCACAGTCTACTACTCTAAATGTTTTACTCATTTATAACCTCATGAAGATATGTTGAAAACTTACGTGTAGTATATATTGAGATTGGAGATAAGTCAAACTCAAACTTGTATTCAAACGGAATAGAATAAGTTTCGTCAAACTTTAACATTCTATACAAAATGTTTGGATCATATTTTTTTGTAATACTATACGACTGTGCTATTACGTTTGTATTAATTTTATCATTTTCTAATTTTTGTAAAAATTGTTTGTCAACAACTAATCTCCAGCACTTGCTTTTCATATCTTGTACAATAGTAAGTTCTCGATCTGTATCAACCTTACTTGGAATTTCGTGAAGAAACGAACCAAGCATCTGGTCGTTATTAGATTGAACTACTGACTTTAACTTGTATGCTTTATCTAAGAAATCATATTCAACACGATAGTTTATTAGAAGTTCCGACCCTTCAATAAGACCCTTTACATTTTCAAACTCTACATTTATTGCGTCAAAACGATCATCTTTTTCTTTAGAGATTTTTTCTATTTGCCCAGAATCATTGTAATGTACATATCTGCTACTGTTAACTTTAAACATATTAAATTCCTAAATGTTTTTCGTAAATTTTTAAAATCCGTTGATTAACAAAATCTTTTTCAGTATAATGAAAAATTCCGTTTTGCGTATAGTTGCCTATTTTTAATGTTAAGTCTTCGCTAAAATAAACACCAACTCTGTTTTGCCATCTGTCAGTAAAGTTTTGACTCCAATTTTGTATCTTGGGTTTCATATGTACAAAACTTGGATACTTTACATTAGGGTTAGTAATAAGATTTTCGCAATCCATTATTTTAGCAGTAATAGCAGCACTGAGATCTATGCTACATGTTTTTTGATAAATTTTTCCGCCGGCATGAGTTTTGTAGAATTGTTGCCAGTTATTTGTAATCATTTCAAGCCATTTATAAAACTCATGCGGTAGTTCTGTTTTTTTAAACCAATGTACTCCGGAATATAAGTTTGGAAGATTAAACTTTGTAAATGCTTTACGATAATAATCGCTAGTTACTAGCTCACCTCTATATGTATAAACGTTACTTGTAAAGAAAAGATCGTAGTTGCGTAAAAAGTCAAACCACGCACCAATATCTTGTAATATTAACATGTCGGTATCTATTACAAGTGTTTCGTCATAAGGAATAGCATGATATATTTTCCAACGATTGTGTATCTTCCAATCTTCATCTGCTGCATGATCTCCCCAAGGAATCTCTACAATATGATCAAACAACTGCTTGTACTTTGTAGGAACAGGATCATTTGTAATAAGACAAATACTAGCGGTGTTATTAGTAGCACGTATGCTCATGGCTGCTAAACATGATTGTGTTACATAATCAAAATCGCTATTTTGAGCAAGCATTGTAAAGTTATTAGTTGTCAATTGCTCTCTCCAAACTAAATTTATTCATTATATGTACATTACTACCTTTTATTTTTACCCCTAAATATTCTCCAAGTCGATTTGGTTTCTCGACTAATACAGATATTTCATCATCCGTTATATTATGTAATACATCTTTGTCAGTGGTATAAAACTTCTTACCTGGCAATGTTCCAGCAAAGTTACCCGACTGGTACCCGTTCATAATATGTACAGCAATACTAAAAGCAAAGTCGTTTCTAAAAACAGTTGTACTAAACTGATAGATACTACGATAATGAAGATAGTTATCTCTAATATGATTTATTAAATCAAAGAATATTTTATTTTGTTCAGTCTTTCTAAAGAAGAAAACCGTTGCCCAATAAAACTTCACACTAGTATCGCTGATAAATTCAAACTCAGGCGCCGATTGTATTGCGCCAACATGGATAGCATTTGTGTACAACAATAAATCCTTTTGTTGTACAAAACAATTTAATAAAATATCATTACTAATGATATAGTCAGTGTCCATTACAAGTGTTTCATCGTACGGTGTTAATTCATACGCAGTAGCTCTATTACCATTTTGAAAGGACAATACTCTATGAGAAAGGGTACCATCATAGTATCTCTTATTTGAATATTGATTAATTACAGTATTGGTTACAATAATTTTATCAAACGCATCAAGATATTGTGGAAACTTATTTTTAATATCAACGTCAGTGACAATGCTTGTGGGCAAGTTCATGTACTTGCGAATACGTAAAGCAAGGTAATACGCTTGCTTTACATAGTTAATCATTCCATTGTTGCTGGCAAAAAGTACAACGCCTTGACTCATAAATTCATTATACTTTCAACTGAACGATTACTTTTAAGTTTGTTATATTCAGTAAGATACTTATTAGATGCCGAAAAGTATTTGTTAAGCAATTCAGAAGAATATTTTTCTAAATCTGTAATTTCAATTGGAATGTCGTTGTCATCAATTAAAATAATATCAATTTGTCCCATTGATAATAGATTTTGACAAAAGCTAATAAGCTGTTGTGTAACTGTAAACTGTCCGCCGTTATGATAATAAACAAGATTTTCTTGGTATTGTTCTTTTAGTAAGCGTTTCTGATTGTTTAATGTAAACATATAGTTACTAATATCTAGTGCTTTTTCTAAGCGTTCGTCCATGGAGATCTCCTGTTATTACACTAGTATATAACAGATTTTTTATATTGTCAATGGAAGTTTGAAATTATTGTAAAGCAGCGTTAATTGAGCCAACTGGCGGAACTTGACTAATAGCATTATAAGTTGTGCTAGAGATTACAAAATCACTTGACGGTGTATATGTGCGGACGTTGCTAATTACTGTACCAGTTACGCCTTCGTCAATTGCGCCAGGAAGATAATTTTCGACCTGTCCGCCGGTTCCTGTATCACCGTCATCAAATTCTATTTGAAAAATTAATTGTGTAGCAGTAGCAAATGCGTTGTTAGTACTTGCTTTAACTCTATAATAGTTGTTGGCATAAATGCTTGTTACAGGTACACTACCTGTATTACCACCTGATACTCCACCGCCTTGTTTTTCAAAAATAACAGTAGTAGGAGAGGTTCCGGTACTAATAGTTGCTATCAAACTGCCAGTTCCGGTTCCTGGGCTAACTGATTCTGTACGCCAATTTCCATTTTTACGTCCAAAACGTATAGTACCCATTGCTGCTAATATGCGAGCCCAGTCCCAATCTTTAGTATTAGCAGTACCGCTTGTACCGCTTGATAAGTTAGCATCAAAACGTATTTCGCCGCCTGCTGTTAAAAAGTATAAAAAGTTATTATGTGTACCAAAGTCTACAGTCACTCTGTGTATAATTGTAGAAGGAAGATTACTAGCACTGCCCCAAGCATTAGTTCGTGTACTACTACAACTAGTAGCACCCGATGTTCTTAAAAGGTCAGTATCAAAACTACTACTTGGAAACTCAGTAGTAGCAAGATTAAATGCTAATAAAGCATTTGCCATAGTAGTAAAATCTGTAATATCTTGATAATCAACAGAGTCAGTTTGAGCAGCAAAGTCAGCCGGAACAACTGTTGTATTAACAGATCCAAACTGATGAACATACCCGGATTGTATATCTAGAAATAAATCAAACATTTGTTGTTGTGTAACGCTGTCACTTACACCAACAGCGCCGCCGCCTGTAACGATACTACTTGAAAAACTCTTACCATATCCTGATGTAGTAGTACTAGTAGTAAGACCATGCTGTGTCCATACGGCAAAATTTCCAACTCTTGCGGCAATAGATTGTCTAATATTATTATATTCTAATGCTGTAATTGGATCTAAAGCTGGCATATATCTTTCCTAGTTTAACTGTATTATATTATACTTACTTATTAGTGTCAACTGATATCTGATATCTTTTGATACGCAGGCGACGGATTAGAAACATATATACCAGTTGCTCTATACTGATTAACCGAACTTACCATTTCACCGTTAACTCTTTCATCAGCGCCGCCGATGCCGTTTGCGTCATCCTGGAATCTAACTTGAAATCTAATTTTACTGTCATTGTCTAATTTTGCTTTAATCACATACGAATTGTCAGTGTATGTAGCACTACCAGTTTTAGTAAACACAGTTTGATATGTTGTTGTTAAATCTAAGTTTCCAAGTGTACTAGTAATACTTCCGTTAGTTGTTGATGTATAACCAAATCTCACTGTACCCATAGCAGATAACATTGCTACCCAGTTTACAGTTTTAGCATAGTTTGGATCGGCAGGATTACTAGTTCCGGCATTTAATACTGCTGAAAATCTTATTTCTCCGCCAGCATTAAAAAATCCACGTCTTGCGTTTGGAGTTGAAAAGGTAACTGTAAATTCATGTGTTAAGAATTGCGGATCAGCTGAACCACCCCAAAGGTATCCTTGAGGTCTAGTACTATTAATACCAGATGCTTCTAAGTCAGCATAATCAGCATCAACAGTAAAACGATTTGTTTCCAAGTCAACAATTAACGTTTCGTAGGCAGCAAATAAGTCTTCGTTAATGTCTGCTGCTACTATTACAATAGCAATAGTACTAGGCAATACACCATATATATGAACATACACATCTCTAAAATCAGCAAATAATTTATTCATGTCACCTGCTTCTACTTCGCGTGTTCCAACAATAACAGCACTACTAGCTACAGTTTCATTATAACCTTTGTCACCACTACCAGACCCAAGCAACGCAGCAATGCGTCCTTGTATATTGTTGTATCTAGCAGCAGAAATTATTTGATTTACCATGACATTATCCTATTATATGCTACTATTTATACTTTTAAGACGCATTCAACTAACTTCTCGTCTAAGCTACCATTTGTTTCTAACGCAATACCTACTAATGCTCTTGTTGCTATAGTTGATGCTACACCATTCTCCCATGCGTACACCAATTGGCCTTTGTTTACAACGCCTGATACTCTTACCGGAACACGACCTTTAAGGCCAATGTATTGTCCATCAATTTCACTATTCATCATAAACGCAGGTTCTAAACTAATAACTCCAATACACAAATCCGAACTACTTGCCGGTTTTGCTTCTGCGTCTAAGGTGTCACCTGCTACTGTCATACATGTTCCAACAGCGTGTTCTTCCGCAGTTGTATATTTTTCAGCAAGATCGGCATAACGTGCTTTAGTAGCAGTACCATTAAATAAGGTTGCTGTTAAGTTACCACTACTGTCGCGGGCGGCAATAGTATTTGCTGTAGCAGTTGTAGCAGCAGATCGACCGGTGCCGCTTACAGTAACTAATCCAGCTTGTGATGCTATACCACTAAACGTATCAGCATGTACAGTTGCCCATTTCAACGCAGATGTACCTAAATTATAAAGCGAGTTTGCTGATGGTATAATACCAGCATTTGTTGCGTCACTATTTTTTATACTAGCAATGTGTGTAGCAGCGCCTGCTGATCTAGCAGCAGCAAATTGTATTTCATTTCCTTGTACGTTACCAAGATAGCCTACTGTGCCACCAGTAACTTTAAGTTGTAAATCATTTGAGTTACCAATTGTTAAACCGTTGTCATTTGCTCTAACAGCAACAACAGTAGCGCCACCATCTGCTGCTTCAGTTAGAGTTATTACTCTGCTACCGTCGATTGACAAATATGCGCCAGCACTTACGCCATTAAGTTTTAACGCATCGCTTGCTGTACCCCATATTACTGGTGATCCTACGCCGCCTGCGCCAGTTGTTACACCAGTAGTAGAATTAGTATCTACTAATGTGATACCCTTTTTAATTTTTGTAAAGCCAGTTAAGGTAGGCACACTTGCTGCCTGTGTCGCATTTAATGTAAATTCAGCATTACTAATAATGTAAAGTGGAGTGTCGTTGATAAGAGCAATAATTATACTTTTACTACTTGACGCATCATCAACTACTGTAGATGAAAGCATTTGAGTAGTACCGTCGCCTGCTGATTGAGGACCAACAAGAATAAATTCACCAGTAGCAGTTTTAGCATATAACTGGTTAGCAGTAGTATTGTACCACAAGTCGCCTTCGTTTAACCCTACTGGTTCTGTAGCTGCGACTTCAGCACCGCCGGCATTTTTCCAAGCACTGCCTGTATAAAATTTCAATTTGTTTGTACCAGCGTCAAACCATACTTGGCCACTAAGTGCCTTTGTAGGAGCGGATGTTCCAGCAAAGTGTTCTAACAAATGAAGCATATTTTCATTTTGTGCTTCGCCGTATCCATTGTAGTTTTTACCAACAAGTTTAATGTCAGTTGTTTGATCAAGTGTACCATCTTCAACAGTAACTAATTGTGTACCGTTAAATCTATTAATAATGTATGCCATTTTTGCTCCTCGTGCTTACTAGTATTTATCTTAAACCGCAGATGCTGTGGTTGACTGCCATGTCCAAAGTCCGGCAACAACTTTGAATATTATTATACTACGTGCTACAGTTAAAGTAACACTTACGCCGGTAGGATCACTTATTGATAAGTCTACTAACACACTTTGGTTTTGAACACCAGCACTATCAACTGCAACAAAACTTTTATTAAGTCCTGCGTTAACCGTAATAATACCTGTTGTAGCAGTTGTACTACTACCATAAATTTTAGCAACTGTACCATTAGCAGGCGTTACTGGAAATAACTCATCTAATATTGTTTGAACGTTGCCTTGTAGTGTTACGCCAGTGCCAAGTCCAGTAATATCAATCCCAAATACTTTTTCTAATGCGCCTATTTCGTCATCAACATAGCCTTTTGTTGCTACAACTTGATCGTTGTCTTCTGTTAGTAATGGATTATCTACTACTGCTCTAGCACTAACTGGAGTCTTAACATTGGTAATTTTATGTTGAGTTACTAACGAAATATCACCACTGGTTTGTATCTCCCAGCCACCTAAGTCAACTGTAAGTCTGTTGTTATTGAAATTAAATTTGTCTACTGTTAATTCAGTTAACGTACCTACATTTGTTAAACTACTATTAACAACTGTACTGCCTAGTGTATTTCTATTTAGAAGAATAACGCCGTCAATACCAAACCATCCTAATGGTTCTTCTATATCTATATTTGTACTACTTGTCCACGCATTAGTAGCTTGTTTCCAAGTCCACGCTTTATCGTCGCCAGCAACACGAACAATTATACCAGCATCATCTGCTGCTGCTTCTGTTAGAAGTGTACTATCACTTGTAACACCAAGTTCAATTTGTTTATCTTCAACTCTAAGTGTAGCAACATCAAGACTTGTAGTAGCACCTTCAACTAACAAGTTTCCAGTTATACGCATATCACCTGTTAAATCAAGCGAGTAAGCAGGTGATGCGTTAAACATTCCTATTCTTTTAGCACTAGCATCAAACGTCATTGCGTTATATGTGCCTGCGCCGTCTCTCATATTAATAAACAGATCGCTATTGGTTAGGTTGTTTTGTATAGTAGAGGTTGTACCGCTTATTCTAATTGTTAAATCGCTATCGTCTCCAATAACAATCCCGCCATCGTTTTTAAAGTTGATTATGCCAGTGGTTGTGTCCGAGCCTGTAGCACTTAAGAAACTGTCTTTAGTATAAGTGTTACCAAGTTCATCTTCAATACGTAATGCTCTATCAGCAATCCCATTCCAACGATAGCCACTGTATACGCTGCTAATATTAAATCCTACTAATAAACTAGTAAAACCAGTAATTGCCGGGAAAGGAGTAAATGCTGCTTTAGAATGTATACCTACTAAACTACCACCAATATAATATTTAGAAATTATTTTATTTTGACCGGTTGTATCTTTTATAGTTTCAATAACATCGCCGGTAACAAGTTGAGTTTTTGTATATTTAGGACCAACTAATACTGTACCTGTTCCGTTGTAAAAAAACAGTTGATCTGTTGTTCCGTTAATAAAGACATCACCTTCAATTAAATTTGATGGTTGCGATGACGCATATATAGTACTGTCAGTACTTCTAAAAGTAGTACCGTCATAAATTTTCAATCTAGCTGATGCTGTATCATACCATAGTTGTCCTCTTAATGGATTACTAGGTGGAGCAGTATTACTAAATGTTTCTAATAATTTTATAAAATTCTCATTTATAAACTCACCAAACCCTTGATAATTTTTTCCAATCAATGTAAGATTAGTTGCGGTAGTGTTTATTTTACCATCAACTAGATCTACTAACAATGACCCGTCTGTTTTGTTTAGTTTATAACTCATTAGACTACTCCGTGATAGATGATAAAGTTAATAGCAGCAAATGGATTTGTAATATCTACTGCGTCATTAGCTGCTCCGTCAAGGATGCCGCCTGTTCTGGACAATCTAGTACCTGTACCTGCTGTATCTCCAGAACCTGCTGTAACTTCGGCTCCTGTAGCAGTTGCCGTTGTAGTAGCATAAAACTGTTCGTTTGCGCTACTTTTTAAATCGTGCTCGTGTTCTGGTAAGTTATCAAGTGTAAGTGTTATGTCTTCACTACCTGATACACCGCCCATTACGCCAGCAGCAGCCTTTGATATTCTATTTGCGCCGCCGGGTAGTCCTAAACCTACCGGCATACGACCTCTATAATCTGGTATTCTAAACAGCGTAGCCGGATCACTCGGTGTACCCCAATACCATGTTGTAGCATCTAAAGCGTCATACCCTAATAGTACTGCTAATGTGTTATATGTAGATAATGCTATTTCGTCACCGTCGCATATAAACCATCCAGTTGGTGCTGTAAAGCCTGGCCACATCATTATTGAGCCAATTTGGATTGTAGGAACAGTTGATATGATTTGCGCTGTTGTTGCTTTATACAATACGCCGGATCTGTTAACTAAAAACTCATCTGTGCTTTGTACTGTAGCAACACTACTTTTGTCATTAACAAAAGCAGGATTTAACGTGGATGTAAATGTTTTTGTGCTGCCGCCCGTTTGTCCATCAAAACTAAATCCGCCACTACTGATGTCTCCAGTAATTTGAAATGTAGTTGCTGTGTTAAGTTTAGCAGCAGAAGCAGAAGTTCCACTAATATTACCTGTAACGTTACCAGTAAGGTCTCCTGTTATTCTGTTAGCATACAAGCTATCATACGGATACACCGAACTACCAATACTTCTTATACCTGCTACATCTGGTAAAATATTTTGTGCTTGTAGTTGTCCTAATATGTTAGCACTCGAGCCAACCCAAAGTTGTTTAGCAACTCCTAGTCCACCTTTAATAATAGCACTGCCAGTACTTGGTCCTGCGCTGTCTGTAGTCGAATTAACTGTTACTGTGCCACTTGAAATAATGTTTCCAGTAACGTCTAGTGCTTCAGCAGGGTTTAGTTTGTTAATTCCTACTTTGCCATCGTTTGCTACTCTCATAGCAGTCAATGCTACGCCGCTGTTTGAAACTCTAAAATCTAATGAGCCGGTTCCTACTTGGTCAAGCACACTAGTAGTGCCTTCGCTTATAATCGATAATGTAGTCGGAACTCCTATTTCGATGCCAGAGTTATTTCTAATCTGTATAGGATAGTTTGTTAGGTTAGTTTCGTCTTTACGCATAAAGACATTACCTGCTACAACAGCACCACTAACTACTACATTTTCTGCTCTGTCCGCTACACCGTTTATTCTTGCGGCAGTTCCGCTTACGTTTGGACTCAAATTTAATCCAATCTTAATTGTGTTACCGCTATTCCAGCCGCCAATTGATGCTTTAAGATTAAACTGCGCCGACGATAAGATACTTACTGGAATGTTATTTGAATAGTTTACAATAACCAATCTATTAACGTCGCTTGTATCAACTAAAGTTTCAGCCAATGCGCCGGTTTTTATGCCGTCACTGTATGTAGGTCCTACTAATATCCAGCCGCTGCCGCTGTAAAGATATAGTTGTGTATTAGTTGTATCAACCCAAAGATCGCCTACAACACTGTTGGTACTGTCTGGTTCAAACGTAGATTTTTTTAGGCCGCCTGCTGCGACCCAATTTGTGCCATCGTATATTTTAAGTTGATTAACACCAGCTGTAGTATCGTACCATAACTGACCTTCTACTGGATTACTAGGCGGATTTACATCAGCAAAGTTTTCCATTAAATGTAAAAAATTTGTTAATACGCTCGAACCATAATCCTGAAGGTTTCTACCAGGAAGTAACAAGCTAGTTTCTGTATTAATTGCGTTGTCTTCTACTGTAATGGTACCTTTGTTAGTATCATCGGTAAACGGAATCTCGTATGCCATTATACGTTACCTCCGCTAAGACTTTGTACTCTTACAGTGTAATCAATTTGTATTAATCTGTTTAATGACTTTTGTACTGGGTGGAAAATAACATGTGTTAGCAGTCTACCTGTTCCGGTTGAACTATAACCTTTTAGTCCTAGTTCATCAAAAACAAATTGCTGTTCAGTATCGCTGGCTGTATCAAACGCATCTTGTCCATCGGGTTCGCCGTAATCTAATAAACAACTTACAACGATGTCGGTATAGTTTGTACCGCTGATGTGTCTAGTTTCGGTCTTATTTCTAGTAGGATCAACATTGTTTACACTACGATCGTCAACAACTTTAGTATAAGTTTGATTATACAAACTAGCATTAGTACCAGTACTATTGGGTGTAAGGTAAGTAATAATCCCTGTAGGATCAACACTAGTACCGCCGTTACCAAATGCCATTTCGTAAATAAATCCTTGTCCGGCATTGCCTAGACTTTCAGCTAAACTAATGCTCATATTTTCATAATGAATTGCGTTACGCTTGTTCACAATAACTTCCCCAGATTCTGGGTTAAATATTTTAATGTGTCCTTCTACGTGAACTCCGGTTAATTCGTCAGTTTTTTTCATGTTACCTCACCTATACTGTATTTATCGCGCCAACGATATTGTTTTGTCCTTTATAAATCTTGCGATTTGATTGTTACTATCACTTATACTTTTGTTTAAATCATTCCAAGTTTTTCCAAGTTTTCTAACAATTTGTATTTTTATGTTATTTGCCGGAGTATCCGTTAATGATAAAATATTATCTTCGAGCGTAAATTCTTTTGGAAGAATAATATCACCATCGGTACTGTCTTGAGCTATTGTAATATCAAATGAAGCAAGTGTATGATTACGTAATCTTCTTCCTGCTACAAATACTTCAAACTCATTTATGCTTGTTGGTGTAAAGTCTAGCACAAAGTCGTTTGTACTACCGTCTCCTACAAACACAGTTGTATATGTTTCATCTTTATAAGGAATTGTTTCTTCTGGGCCTTGTCCGGCTACAACTGTACCAACTGGATACTGTAATTTAGCGCCAGTGCCAAGTGTACTTCTGCGCAGTTGACGCAGTAAATTACCGTCCTTGGCATAGTACTCAATACGTTCTCCTTGTATAAAGACAATTCCCGGACTACCTGTATTTTTGTTTGGCTCGGTAATACCTGTAGCATCAGCAAGAACAATACTTAAATCATAATAATTTAATGGCTGTGCTAACTGGTACTCGTTATCTTTATTTAGACGTTTGTAATGTGTTCTATTAAGCATGTCTTTAAAAATACGATAGCCGTATTTTGGAGAACTTACTGGAGCAGCAAAATGAATTACATCAATAGTATCGCCCGGACGAACTCTTTCAACAAGTTTAATAGTATCCATTGTGCTTGTTAATTTATAATCAACATTAGCACTTAACAACGTACCATTTTTAATTATCCAAACATATTCAGAACCAAGTGTTGTACTACGTAACTTGATGTAGCCTCTTGACAACAAGTTTTTATCAAGATATTCTTGAGTTCCTTCAGGAGCATAAGATGTATAGAATACTACATCGTAACTTGTACGATCAAATTGGTTAATATCGTGGTTACTAAACACATGTATTTTTACAGCATTAGTAGGAGCAATAGCAAATGTTAAATTATTACTTTCTATAGTATATACATCATCAAGCACTACATTGCTACTGTCGTAAACAGAAACACTAGATCCATCATTTATTATAATGCTAGGAGTGTTGTCTGTTGTCATTAAGTTGTGTAATTCTCTTACATAACCGTCTAACACAACAGTTCTTTCGTCTTTAGTGGCATCACCTATTATTGTATCTCTTGAAGATGATTTTATAGTAGCTGTAATTACAGTACTATCATCTGCTAGTTTGATTTGTATCTCAGTACCTGCTTGTAGTTCTTCTATTTGACTTACGTTTGACATTTTAAGAACTGTATCTACAAAATAATAATCAGCGTCTTTAATGATTATTACTTCCATTGTATCACCAGCAAGACCTACATTATTTTTTAATAGTTCAATACGTCCGTTAACTGGGTCCCACGAATAGTCATCTTTAGTTATTTGTACTCCGTTGATATAGCACAATACATCGCTTTGAGTTATTTCTGTTATATCAGCAAACTGCCAAGATGCTATATCATACGCTCTGTCAACAGTCAACGTATAAAGTTCTCTGCGTCCTGGGTTTAAAATAATATTGCCAACTTGCGCTAGTATGTTATGACTAAATGGTTTACTAACATAAGGCAACGTATCAAACGTGTGAACCTTGTTAATGCCATCAGCAATAAAAGTATTATCAATTAGAAGCTGACTATATTGATTAGTGTTGCCATTGTATATAGTGTAAGTAATTACGCTACCTGCTGCCGGAGCAGTAACAAATAATAATTCTGCTGTATTACTTGACGATTGTACTAATTCAACACTTGAGCTTACAATACCGTTCACTGCTATAAACGCGGTTATCTCAGTATTATATGTAACATAAGTTTCAAATCCTATTTTATCTCCGTCGGCAATAAACTGATCGCTGTCTAGTATATCATTGCCGTTACTACTTATAAGTGTGATACTTAATTTTTGTCCTTCTACTAATAAAGAACTATCAGTAAATACTAACTTTTTATTAGCATAATCAATTTCATAATTATCTTTTTCAAGTATGATATTATCTAACTTAACAATGGTACTAGTACTAGCTTGTGGCAAGTTACTAATATTCCACTCAACTGTTTCACCATCGGTAATATAGTTGTGTACAGTAATAATACCCTGACCGTCGCTTACTCTATTGTATACTCTTAAATCAAGTGTATCGTATATTTGCCCTGGTACGTTTTCTTCAGGACCTTTACTGTTTGTTTCAGTAACAAATCCATCGCCGTCAACTACAATATCGCCGCTGTTGATACCTTTAGCATTTGTATACAACAGGTTGCCGCCATCTAAAGAAACGTCATAACTAGTAGCATCTGGAGTAAAGCTACCATCGCTTGTAGATTTACGTATAATTATAACATCGTTTGCTCTTGTTTCGATAACGTCATTATCAATGTAGAACGTGTTTGTAATACCATCGCCAGTAATACTTACCATAACAGCATTTGGATTAATTACAACACTACTTCCGTCGTAGCTAGGATCGTCTAATCTAACATTATTTTTATAGATGTTATAAACAACACCTGCTTCCAACGTAGTGCCAAGTTCAATAATTTGAGTACTGCCATCAAGTACAAAGATTAAGTCTTCGTATGTTGTGTCATATGTATCAAACGGTTCGGCACCAAAGCCTAAGCCATTAGCAACGTCAAACCCTCTGTTTGTATTAAAGGAGATTGTGTCAACTTGTACACCGCCGTAATCAATGCCATCCATAAGTTGGCCAAGATCTTTGCCTAACATTCCTGTAGTTGGATTATACAGCCAGTTGATACGATCAACAGCACTCATCATTTCTGCTGATTTTTTGTATTCAACAACAATAGCTTTTCCAGTAGCAGGTGCATTTGTAAATATTACCTGTCCTAGGTATCTTCTGTATCCTTTTGAAAGATCTAAATTATTAGTCACAGTGTATTCACTACTTAATAATTGTACACCAGCAACATATACTTTTACATTAGCACGTTTTGTATCTAATGGGAATTTTAAATTAAATTCAGTTGTGCCGCTATTACCAGTAAACGTCTCTGTTTCAGATAATACTGTAAACAAATAATTTCCACTTGTTCTATCAAATTTAATTAACATGTGTGTCGAACGTATTTTACTATTACCAATTATAGCAGATGCTCTAGCTATTGTTCCGTCTTCTGTTTGACTACCGTTGATTGAAATAGTAGGAGAACTTAAATATTTTGCTCCAACTGTATCTACTTCAATACTGTTAATTGAACTACCTACTAATGATGCGTATCCAATAAGTGTTGGGCCGCCGCCGCCGCTAACAGTTACAACAGGACTATCTGTATAACCAGTGCCTGCATCGGAAACTTTAAATTCAGTAATATCAAACCCAAGATTGTCTAACCAGTGTTTTTGAGGATATGTAGTTGTGAATTGATTTGTTCCAACTAATACATTGTCAATGACTTTAATACTTTCACCAATAATCTTTTTAGCAACAGTATCATAACGTGGTGGTAAGTCAAAGTCAGTTACACTTGTTTGAGTAGGTTCATTTCTTTCGTACGCACTTACGTATTCTCTAACTTTAGTACTGTATGGTTTTACTTCATTGACGTAATCCTGATAATTTTCAAGATTGTCATTTTTGTATGTAATGCGTTGATCAAACTCGCCAACATTGTGCTTTGCTTTCACAAAGCTAGTTTTAAATACCCAATCAACGTTGGTTTGTTCTGCCATAGTATATCTTATACTAGCAAAGAATAATTTATTCCACTCAACTTCTAGTTGATCTACAAATATATCATTACGTAAAGAATACATAATATTTTTAATTTCATCAACTGGCTCTCTGTCATACAATGCCGCATCGTAAACTTGATTGTCAAATCCACTTGAAGTATTATTATATAACAAGTTTGAAAGTTGTATAGTGCCGTTTTCTCTACCAATTGTTTCGTAGTTAACAGTATAATCAACTTCTGCTTGATTATCTATTTTCTTTAACAATAACCAACCGCCCGAACCAATAGTGTCTATTTTTACAATTGACCCAATTTTATCATTTAGTCCAGCAAGAGCATAGCTTCCAGGAACAGAATAATTAATAGCAGTTGTAAGATCGTATCCAGTTGCGTACCAATCTTTATAAGTCCAATATAAACTAGTGTCGTACTTTTGTAAACTTACTCTGTACCATTCTTTTGTAGTAGTATCATATGAGTACAATGACCAAAAGCCAGCCGCAGTACTATCGCTATTAACAAGCACACTAAAAGGTCTTACAGTTATTGTAGTATTACTACCATAATTTCTACCTTGTTTTAATACTACAGCACCGGTTACCTGTCCAAGATTGTTAATATAAAGTTGTATCTTTGCGCCGGTTCCTGTACCGGTAATAGTAACAGTAGGTCCTAAGCGTTCAGTTGACGCCGTTGTGTATGCCGGGTCAGTGTAACCTCTACCAGGATTAGTAATAGTAACATTAGTTATTTTACCATCAACGATTGTCGGTAATAATGTTGCTTTAGTAATTCTAGCAACGCCAACAAATCTCAGTAAGTTTTCACTTTCGATTGTCACATCCCATTGTCTACTATATGTACTTGGAGCAGTATCTTTTGTAGATAGCGAACTGATATTAAAGTCATCAACAATCAAGTTACTTGATAGTACGTCATTGACTCTATCAACTACTTGTTTTAATGCTTCTATTCTGTTAACAAACATGCTTTGATTTGGAGTATTTAGAACGCCATAACGTCTAGCAATACTAATAGAAGTATCCGGCAAAGGATTACTATTTTTATCGTATCCTGCTAAACTATCAATCCATTTTTGTACAATGTCGTTATTAGGTTTACTCGAAGGTACGCCTTCGGTTAATAATTGATATTCGCTGTGAACGTTTGTGTCGTCTATTTCAATTATGTCATATTCAAAGTGTATTATAGTATCAGTATCTTTAATAAGACCTTTTACATTATGTAACGCAAATCTATCATTACCTAACAACGAAACAAATCTATATCCCGAACCAGCAGGATCTTGAATAAGATTAATTACACTAGCACAACTTATTTTTCTGTTATCTGTATTTGGAATAATGCTTGGACTGCGTACCCAGAAATAATACTTTCTTGAGAATGTGCCCGAGACCGAATCGTAAACTTCTTTTCTTACATACGAAAGGTCGCTGTACTTACTAGTACCACTTACACCTTCAGAAGCACCTTCTGTTGTTCCTGTAAGATCGTCCCACTCGCTTGGCAAGTAATCGCTTTCAACCCATTCATAAACATCAACACTAAATCCCGGAATAACTTTGTTCCAGTTGTTTGATCTATACTCGGTGTTTCCTTGATACGGGTTATACCATTTTACTGTACTTAGATCCCACCATAGTTTTCCTAGATTTTCATTACCCCACGGTGATCCAGTTCCAGTATCAGTAGAACCAATGTTATAAACTGCCGGGTCGTAATACAACTTAAAAGTTATTTCTTGATCGGCTGTACCAGCAATTTTTCCTTGAATTGGATCAACATAATCTACGTAAGATATTAAATCGCTAGTATTTCTGTCATATAAGAACACACCGCGCATTTTACTAGTATCTACAAAATCAATACCTACACTATTACTCGTCCATGCTTTACTATTTCTAGCACTCATAAAGTCTATAATTAACCCAGTTTTAGTTTCAGAATAGGCAGTTCCGGGTGCTCCAACAATAAGATGATTGTTAGATAGAATAATATTTGGATTTCTAGCATCTTTTAAACTACGAGTGTAAAGCATTTTCTCAGCATATACAAATACACCGTTGATGTTTTCAAACATGTATACTTGTCCAGTGTCTTCTAATGTATCAACAAATGCTGTTGCTTTATTATCAAATATTGTAGTGCCGTTATCCAATAGCATTGTTGATTCGACAATACTGTCAGTACTCATTACTGCTAAACGATTATTAGAAAAGTCTACTTGATATCCAAATAGCTCATTTTTATTTCCAATAGGAGCATACAGTTCTTGTACTAATTCAAATGTTCTTTCACCTAACGGAACACTAGTATTGTATTTGTAAACATAAACTTTGCCATTGTCAATTCCGGTGCTATCATTTAGTATTGCGCTGATTGCAATATAACTACCGTCATCACTGATAGCACTGCTATATCCAAATGCTTCTTCAAATATAGTTGGGTCTAAACTTTGTCTATATTCGTATCTTCCTTCGTTATTTTTTCTATATATAGAAACACGGTATTCTGTAGTATCGAGAAGTCCTGTTATGATCAGTACTTCGCCGTTTTTACTCATATCAAAACTTTTAGCAATATCACTAGCACTTCCTAATCCAGAACTATCACTGTCCTCATCAAGCACATCGCCAAAGTTTGGAATAAATCCAACATAGTCTACATACTCACTTAATTGTTCCCACGGATTGTCTCCGGCATCGCCGGGTAGCACGCCACTACTAGCAAATACATTAGTTGTTGCTTTATATAGATTACCAAATTGATACACAATTTCATTAGTCACATAGTTTAGTAATTCGTTAAAAGTTCCTCTGTAGCTTCTATCTCTTGTGTAGCGGAAGTAATCGGTTGTAGTAACGTCAGATTCCATAAAGTAAAGTCTACCTGTTCCGGCAGCACTTCTAATATAAACTCTATAAAGATTTGAACTTGTAAATGCTGTTTTTACAGCAGTACCAAACTTGCCATTGTTTATAGGCATTGGACTAATGTTTGCGCTGATTTCTCTAAAGCTGTTGTTATTCTGTCTTTTAAAGATGTGTAATACACCTTGATTTGTTAAACCGCTTCCTACAGCATCGGCATCAACTGTAATAACATCAACCGCATCCCAGTCTTGATTCAGTGTGTTAATTGTACTATTGTCGCCTGTTACTGCAACTTTTGCTTTCCACAGTGTTCCTCTATCGCTAACAATGTCACCGGCACTATAACTGCCTAGTGGATCAATTTCGCCTTTGTAATAAGTTTTTACATTACTTGCTAAAGGGGCGCCAACAAATAGGTACTGTCCATCTCCTGTTAAACTTACACTTGTACCAAACCCAGCACCGGCGTCATATTGGTTTGCGTCAGGTGAAATTGTTTGTAATAATGTGTAATTGTTATTTTCACTTAATCTACTATAAATGTAAATGCCGCCGTTATCACCAAGCTCTGGTATACCAACTGCCATAATAGTATTTGAATCGTTAACCGAAATTATTAAAGCATAATCACCATCAAGGCCGCCTTCTGGATTTACTATTTCTTGTTTTAGTGAAAATACAGGATTATTATCAAATACTTCAAACTTGTTGTTGCCGTTGTTATCAACCCAAATTCTGTCAGCATTTTCAATGTCATATCTTTTAAGTTTATCGTTAATTGCCGATACATTATTAAATCTTCTACTATCAAGTACTGATATAATACCTAGCGTACTATCACTATAATCTGTAGATGTACTAACAATTGGAGTATCTGTATAGAATTCAATAACATTTTTAGAAATTGATCTTGCTACCCAGAATCCGTTAACGTCATCGCTAAGGCCAGCAATGCCAACTATAGTTCCAACTGTAAACGGAACGTTGTCATTAAATGTTGCTCTAAATCCAAGATCAGTTTTTTCAATAAGTTCTATTCTAACAGGTGATAATATGTGTTTGTAAACATCCCATGTTTGCTTATATTGAGGAACCCAAATGTATGTTCCAATGTCTAAAGTATTAATATCAATTGAAAGCACATCTGTTAATGTTTTAGAAATCATATTAATCTGACTTAGTTTAACGTAGCCGCCTGTTTTACTAACTTCATCTGTAGTAAATGTAGTAGGAAACGGAGTATGTGTATAAATTTCAGGTTTTACATAAACTTTGTTTACCGGATACTGATATACAAGATCTGTTCTACTTTGATTTACAGAACTTACAAGTTCAACAATCTGTGGTTCGATTCTAAACTGTGTTTCGTTAAGCTGATATTCAACTTCTTCAAAACTATCAGTAGCACCGTACTGTCCAGTACGAATTGCCCATTCTTCGTAGAACTCTAAACTGTCTTGGTTAGCACTTCCTAGCTTTTCAAATAGTTTTGTTAACGCATTATTAGTACCTTTGTCTTGTATAAATCCTTGGTAGAATTTGTACTGACTAACATCATCTTGAATAATGTTTTCAAGGTATTGACGCTTTTGATAACCAATTAAGTGTTGAGCTAAACGCTGTTGTTCACTGTCAAAGTTATCGGTATCTAAGTCATAAAAGTCTGCAAACTGATTTGCTTTATAATCCCAGTTTGCTTTTAAACTACTTACTGGACGTTCGGATAGCAAAGTCCAATCAGTATCATCAAACGATACTTTTCCAGTATGCTTAAATCTTGCGCTATAATAAAATTCTTTATATTTTACAAGATCGCCAATCGCATAATCTTTCCAATCTTTCCATTCAGTTACAACTGCTTGGTCATATATAAATCCAGGAATATTTAAACTGCCTGTCCAGCCATCAGTTCTATACCCTACAACTTTAATACGTTCTTGTCTGTAGCCCGGTTCGGGATCATAAATGGTATCATTGAATACTGTAATGTTATCAATAATAATAGCATGTTCTTTTTGTATTAAAGGAAGTTTAAGGAAGAAAATTCCGTCATTTGTATTTGCTGGTTCTAATGAAAACTCATTAGCATTATCTCTGTAAACATTTACAAAAGAAGTATTAAACGATGTGCCGTCTGCTTTTAGTATAGGATAGTTATAAAAGCTGTTAAACACGTTATCAACAATGTGATATGCTCTTTTAAATTTAATTTGATTTGCAGCTGGGCTTAAAGTAATGATACTGCTTACTGCCCAATTTTGTGTAGTCCAAAATAGGAACTCTTTAGAAATCAGTCTAAAGTTTTCAACCGCTTCGGTGTCTTTGTTAACGTATTCAAATTCAAATCCTAAACTTTTTAAATAGCTTTCATACCCTAGTAGGAAATCTACAACAGCCTGAGCATTAGTTAACACTGCGCCATAATTTAATCTGTTTACAACAGTTTCAAAGTTATTAGCAAATGTAGCGCCGACGCCGCCGACAATAGGAAGTGCCGAAAGTCTAGAATAATATTGAGGATCAAAAGAAGTTGAGGTTACATGATTTTGATTTACTCTATAATATGCTTGCTCATATCTTATAATCTTTCCAGCAACTAATGTATTGTTTTCATTCCACTCAATAAAACTTTCACTAATTCCACCAACGTTTACAGTCGGATCACTGTTTGTTACTTTTACACTGTTATATAAAAAATAAGGATCTTCTTTATCGTATCCTGTTATTCTATAGCCGTTGCCAGTTTTTTCAACAATAACACCACTGTAACTTACTACATCTAACGCATTACTCGATCTTAAAATAATGTCATAGTTTTCATAAGGAACAAATACATTTCCTTTATTTAAAGGAGTACGGCTATCTAGTACTAAACGTAGTTTTTCTTTTTCAGCGAACCCGCCAAGTTTAAATCCTAGTTTGTTTTTAATGCCTTTTAGTGTAGTCATGTAATTAGAATAATTTGTAGTAACATTACTTTTCATATAGTCAGCAACAAAGTTTATTAACCCTGCTGTAATGTAATATGTAGTATCTTGTTTTGTACCAGGAAACACTAAATCTTCTAAACGTAATCTTTTACCACTAGCACTATAAGAAATATTACCAGCAAGGTCTCTTGCTATTCTACTACGATCAAAATTAATACCCATTACTTGTGCTGGTCTTAATAGTAGCAACGCTGTTAGTAAAGAATACGGGTAATCGCTACTACGTCTCCATGCTGTTTCAGTAGGTGCTTCGTCGCCAAATTCAAACAAATCTCTGCTACTAACAACATAGCTAAATCCTCTAGCATAACTGCTTTCTAACGGACTTAACAGTTGGCCAAATTCATTTGTGGGAATATGACCTGTTAACCCAGGACGAACGTATTTTTTGTCTCGTATTACTGCTTTACCTGGTTCTTTAATAGCACCTTGTTCAAGGTCTTGCCAAAGAATTAAGTTGTCGCTAGTATATGGAGCAGGACCGTATACCGATTCCCACCAAGAAGGCTTGCTACTAAATCCTAGCATTTCCCAAGGATGGGTATGCGGGCGATCGGTATCGTATGCTTGTTTGTAAACAGCACGCCAAAAACCGGGTAACGGGTTGCCAGTAGGAGAAGACGATCTACTATAATTGTAAGTAAACGAACTACCTTGACTTACTATACTATTAGTTGTATAGTCGGCATCGCCAACTAGTTTTAACCAATCAACAAAATCAGTAATCATAATAGTGTCAACATCGTTTTTAGAAATGTTAGTATTTCTAAAATTACCTTCTACGTATTCAGACAGGTCAAATATACTAGCATTGTATCTAACTTTTATATTGTTGTAAATTCGTTTTTCAAACTCTAATAATAATTGGTCTCTGTAATCATTATAAGCAACTGTTAAACTGCCATCGTGGCCTCTTATAACAGTTGTTGGTGTAGCATACGAAGTGTCTAAAAATATTTCAGGTTCGTATGCCGGAAATAACCCAAACGAAGTTGGAGTAGGTGGAATAAAACTTGCTTCGGTATTTTCATATTCGTAAATTTCAATAACATTGTTGTTTTCTAACGTCGATGTAATATAAACAAATCCAGTATCTGTAAATGTGTAATCGCGACTATATGTAAGCTGAGTGCCGTTTACATAAATGTTAACTGCTTTGTTTGTAACTGTATTAATATTAAACGGAGTCGTTAACGCATAATATTGTGTTCTATAATCGAGCACTGTATAAGTTAATACTTTAGCAGCGCCAAACGCTAACATGTCGCTGCTATAGAATGGCATACGAGCAGTTTTGTCTTTGTTTAATTCACCTAATACATGGTCAACATGTTGCTTTGTAAGACCGTCAAACCCTGTATCAGCTGACATTTGCAAAAATGCTCTTTTAAACTTACTATATTCTTTTTTAGCAAATCTCAATGATTTGATAATGTTTGAAACGTTATCTGTTAAATGATATAAAGGAAGATTGAGTGGACCACTATGTTGAACAAACTTTCTACCAAACATAGCAACTTGACCTAAATCTCTTAGATTACCAATACCTGGCTGATAGCCAACATATGCTGGCATTTCTGCTACAAGACTTTCTACGTGATCGTTAACTTGCCCTAACGTAAATTCCACTATATTGTTGTTTAACGGATTTCTTTCAAAGTTATGAGGTATCTCATAATATCCTACAGAATTTTTTGGTGTTTTACTATGTGCTTTAATAACCAATATATCAGCAAATTCAATATCTTTATTCATAACAATAAAACGAACACGGTTTTGATTAACAAAACTGTAATCTCTACCGCTTATCATTAGTTTGTTATTTAAAAAAACTCTAATATCTAGATCGGTTAATTCCGCACTATAGTCAAACATGTCTACAGGAAAACTATTTGTTCTGTCATTTCCGGTAAACTTACGAATTACAAACTGCTGACTTTTAACATTAGCTTTAGTCCAACTGTTAACATATTCAAATCCTTCAACATTATATTTTTTTAGAAATAATGTGTCACTTTTAATAGTAAGCACTTGGTTCAAATATTCGTAAGTATATGTATTATTCAATAAGTTAAAGTCAAAGACGATATCGCCAACATTACTAATATTTTTATAACTTAACGGAAATCCTAATTCACTATCGTTGGCGCCAGTTCCGACTCTATAAGAAAATATTCTATTTCCAGTAAAGTTACTTGCTGGATATGAATTGTTATCGCTAATACTAACTCCATTAGTATCGTATAAGTTAAACAACGGGGCTTGATTTACTCCAGTTTTATCCTGAGCCAATTTCCATTCTGTTCCGTTATACCAGAACATTTTACCAGCATACTTGTTTCCTTGTTTTATTAAAATAGTTTCATCTAAAATAGGAGTTGTGTCGTCTGTTTCTATTAAACTAATTTGATATCTATTGTTATGAGTAATGTATTTTACAATAAATATTTTGCCATTTACAAAGCTGTCAGCGTCGGCTGTAAATAAAACTCTCATTCCATCTACTAAATCAATGCCATCAACGTTATAACCAGTACTACCTTCAATAGTACTAAACACATCTGGTGTAAAAGTATCAACTAGATCAACATTTTCTTTTCTAGTTGTTCCATGGTTGTATAATCTTATATTTTCTTCAAACTCAATGATAGGACGTTTTGCTCTTGCTGTTTCGTCTATTTCAATGGGCTGGTTGTTAATTACTGCGCTTTGTTCAATAATACTTTTATGGAACCAACGATTGTAACGAGCCCATGCGTTTCTTGCACGGTCTTTTCTGTTCATTACAATATAGTCTGTTGTTCCAGCAAAACTTAAAGCATCACTAAATGGAACACGATCAAACCCTTCTGTGTCAAAAGGTACTTTTGTATCTTGTGTAAAGATAGCCGGTACTTCTAAGTCGTTTGACGATACAAGTTTAATCTTATCTCCAACACCCTCGACATAGTAAAACCCGGCAGCATAACTAGCAGGAGTTACATTTCCTTGGAAGTAAACTTTCATGCCATTACTCAATGCCCAACCACTGCTTGTTGTGTAATATTTTTTATCTAATATTTCAACTTCAACGTCAATTTCACTAGCATCTTCAATGTCATAAATTTGAAACGAGCCACTAGTATTAATATCATATTGACTAATATAATAAAGTGTATCAGGCGCATTCATCGGAACTGTAAATTCTAAAACGCCTTTTTGAATAAAACCAGCACCAACAAAGTCAGTTTGTGTTACAAGTGTTTCGTCAGTTGCGTGTGTTAACGTAATACCGTCTTCGTATAATGTTGTAATTATACTACTATCAGCATCAACTGCTGGCTGGAAAGCTCTACTAATAGCAATACTAATTGGATGGCCAATTGTATCAACTTCAAATTTATAAGTTTGTCCTCTGTATAGTTTTATATTTGGATTTCTTGTTTTTCCATTTGGAGTAAAAAGATAAGCAACGTTATCATCATCTGTTACTGTAGCAACTGTATATGTGCTTACAATATTTGTACTTTGACCTCTTACTGGTACTTCTTGTGGACCATTTGGAAGCCAATAGTATTCACGGAAATTAGTAAATTTATCAAAATCAATATGTGGGTTCCAAGCATAAAACTCTTGGCTGTTTAATAAACTATGATTGTCTACGTTACTACGAAATGATTTTAAAATACCAATGTAATCTAGGTAGTCTTTATCAAATGTAATATTGCCAATATTATCTGTTTTAACAGCAAATGTTTCTAGTTGATAGTCTTCTCTATCTTTTGTAACATCGGCTAGATAGTTGTCATCAATAGCAACTGCCTTTGCTACTCTACTACCTACAAACGAATTAATTTTTTCAATAACACCAGGTGTAGTTAATTGATCAATTGTACTTGCCAAGAATTTTTTATTAGTATTAGTTCTAAAATATCTAGGTAATAATTCAGCACTTGTACGTACTACATTGTTACCCTGTGGCAAAGGATATTCGTTTTGATCATCGTTATAAGCCATGCTTAATTGCTTCCTGTAATAATAATTGAACTTGAGGTATTGCTACTTTGTACACCAGTATTTAATACGCTATCGTTTGTTACTACTAACCCAGTAGCTTTTAATCTACTAGCTGTAATAGCATCTATAATTTCGATATCGTCAACTGTTGCGCTGCTGATAAAGATTTCGTCATTTTCGCTTTTTATTTCGTACAAGCTACCAAAACTTTGTGCGTCACTTCTTGGCACTAACACAATGCTACTAATATCAGGTGATAGTTGAGTAACAATATAAGCTGCTAATTCACTAAAATAAAATGTTTCGCCAAAGTTCCAGTTTTCTAACGCAAAGAAAGTATTAATAGCATCAACTATTCTTGCTTTAACATCGTTGTCATTAACAACTCTGCCTGAATTTTTTACAATTTTAAATACGGCTTGTAAATCTGTATCACTTTTACTACCAAAAATTGGTTTATATTTTACTGGATGATATATAACTTCATCGCTAATACTCTTAATCTTTTTAATATCAGCACCGTAGTTTCTAAACAAGCTATCACTGCTTGGTGGTAGCGGTTTTGCTGAAGTTGAACCATTTAAATACAATCTATATTCAGTATCGTATGCTTTAGTTAGCATGTATATATCAATAATATTACTGCTGCTTGGATCTATTCTACGATTTTCGTTAGCAGCATGACTGTAACCAAAGCGTAGGTTATCTCTTCCTACGTATGCTTCGTAATCAGTTGTTAATACCCATGTAGCAGATGTACTGTTATATTTTTTAAAGATGTTTTTGTTAACAATATAAACAACATCGCCGTTTACTATTTCACTAGTAGGAATACCGCCTTCGGCTGCTACAACTGTAATACTTTCAGCATCAGCATCGACATAGTTGTATACTTCGGTTCCGTTTCTGGTGTATTTTTTAGCAAAAACGTATTTGGTATTAGGCAATGTGATAGGATCAACTAATTTAGAAAATAGATCAGGATCGTCAATTACACCATCATTGTCGCCATCATAAAAACTTATTTCTAGTTTTTTACTATCAACATAGCCATCGGCATCTCTATATTCTTTAGCAACTTGCCATGTCCAATCTTGTGTAAATGGCGATACGCTGTCTGGTTGATTGTTATTACTTAATATACTAATTACGTCTTTTATAATTTTACCAGTTTTACTGTCATATATTACATCTGCGCTATCATGATAAAACCGTATTTGGTCATTACTTTCAAATACATAACGGGTGCCGCGACTCGTAATTGTATATTTTTCGCCATCTGTTTCAAATAGCATTAGCCAACTACTGTCAAGTTGTTGGTTACTTGAATCGCCTTCTTTACCTAGACTAAATTCACTAGTACTATCTAGATTATTATTAATAATAACTTTCCATTGTCTTGAATTAGTATCGTATCTAATACCAAACGTCTTATAAGCAAATACTTGATCAACAATCTCTGTTAATACGTCACTAACTACGACTGTTACAAATGATGGTATTACTTCTACAACTTGACTTGTTTCTGGAATAAGGTCGTTAAACACAATAGGACCTAGTCCAGTTGTAACATCTACAACCGTACCATCTTCTGTTACACTTATTACCTTTGACCAGATATAAGATTTGTCACCTTTTGAGTTAGGTGTTCCAACAACTAGTTTGTTATACTTGTTATAATAAGATCCTGCTGGTGGACTAAATTTAATTAACGCACCTGGTTCTATAAATTTAAGAAGTCCTTCGGTGTACGAACTAACAGTAACAGGAATAGAATACTGATCAACAAAATAACCAGTTGATCTATTAGTATCCTGTGTTGTACTAATCCATGTAACATTATTATCTACAATACCTAAGTTTCTGTTAAAGTTATCGTAATAAAAGTTTCTTGTTCTATCATTTTTAATAATAGAAAGAACAGTATTATTAATAACTGCTTCGATGTCTGTTCTTGTAGTAAATTCAAAGCTATTTAAATCGTTTAATTCTTCTTTATAAATGCTGCCGTCGTCGCCAAACATAAGAGTGTTACTATATTTTCCTGTAGCATCTCTTAAATCATAATAACGACTAATACCGCTACTAGTTCGGTTGATACTTTTTACTTTAATAATTTCTTGACTAATTCCAAGCGGACCGATATTATAATCTTCACCAGTAATTAAACGATTTTGTGTATAATATGTACTAGGAGCATTACTCTTAATGCTGTCACTATCTTCTGAAGTAGTAGCATTATCAACTACTGTTTTTAATTCTAAAATTATATTAAGTGTTTCTTGTTTTCCGCTTTTACTACGATAAGGAACTTGAACGTTAATTCCGATCATGTCAGCTGGTGTGATTTTAAAACTTCTGTTTAAACTTGTTCTGTAATAAACTTTAAATTTACCTTTTGGTAATTCGCCAAAAGTGCCATCACTAAAGATTAAACTAATTCTATCTTGTACACGACTTAATACACTGTATATGTTTCTAATACCATTACTTACACTATTGTAAATAATGTTATTGCCTTCGACTGCGTCAACTTTAGTCCATAAGTCACTTTCGCTATTATTACTATCAAGTTTATAAAGCCAAACATCGCTATTATTAATGTTATCAGTATCAATATTTACAATAGTGTTTGGTGAAGGAGTATCAACTTCAAACGTATTTTCTGTTAATTTACCTTGACGGAAATGTACAAAGAATCCAGTATTATTACTGCCAGAACCTTGGCCGTTATCTCTATAGAGGAACGCTAATTTGTTACCTGGTAGCGGCTCTTCTTCGTACACTACTTTATTATCATCGTCAATACCGGTACTAACAATTTCAAATAATGTAGTTGTGTTATTAATATTTTTACTAAATCCGTAAGTTGGTACGTTAGTATTAGTAGCATTGAAACGATACTGCTCAGTAACAACGCCGTTAATAGTATCTTTTTTAATCGGGCGGCCAAACATATTATTAACTGGTAAAGAAGCGTTCATTATTTTAATAAACTGTTCGTACCAATTAGCATTAGTACCGTCGTTCCAAATAATAGTTTGATTGCTTAAATTGGTATTATTACTATCAAATATATCTTCAGTTGTACTAACACTTTCAATTTTTAACAACCCGTTTGCTGCGATATTACGCTTTGGATTGTAACTTACTAATCTAGCTAAACGGAGAACCGATTCTCTACGTTCTGCTAATTCAATAAAGTTCTCACGAGCGTTTAAATCTGAACGGAAAGCAAGGTTTTGACCTAAAAACGCAATAAGATCTATAAGCGCAAGATATTCACTCGATTCAATATAATCATTAAAGTCTTCTGGGTAGTTTTCTCTAATATAATTGATCATTGTTCGGCGTAGATTGTCAAAGTCATAGCTTTGAAAATCTGCGTACTTGAAACTTTGATATACTGTTTTCCAGTCTTCTGCCAGAAGAAGTCTATTTTGTCTGTCTGTACTTGACATAGTGAATTGATCCTCGCTTTATAGTATATTTACCAGAATTAATAAAGTGCGTAGATTAAATTAAGCTAGAATTTTGATCAAAACTTAGACGCATACTTTCACTAATACTGTAGTTTAGATAAGTTAAAGTACACTCTATTTGTATGCCACTTTCGTAAGAATCTACTGTTACACTGTCAACTCTAACACGAGGATCGTAATTAACAATTTCTGTTACGTTGTTAATAATTGCTTCTTTTAAATCATCAGTAAGTGGATCAAATAATACATCCCAAATAATAGTTCCAAAGTTTGGATTTTCTAACTTTTCGCCCTGACGTATATGGAAGTGGTTTATAATATCTTGTTTAATAATATTAATATCATACAGATTAAAACTTGGTCTATTACCAACTGTGCTTATGCCGCGATAACGTTTACTTACAACTGGTTCATCAACAGACGAAGCACTAACTGTTACGGTTTTATAAAGAGTTTTTTCATTTGTAGCCATACTGTATTTACCTTACACTGTTTTGCCGTTGAATACACTTAGGAATTCATTGACTAATGTTAAGAATACTACCAACTTACCAGCAGTTGCTAACTCTGTATAATAATCTCTAGTATCAGGAGTAGA